TTCTATTTATGTTCCATTAGCCTATTTACAGAAACCATTTATTGATTTAGATGAAAGAGGCATAGAGTATAATTTAGCACATGTGGGATATACTATGGGACATGAATTATCCCATTGTTTAGATGATATGGGAAGCAAATTTGACGAAAAGGGTAATTTGCATAATTGGTGGACACCACATGATAAGAAAATATTTAACAGCAAGATTGCTGATGTAGTTAAACAATATGAAATGGTGGCAAAACGGGATGGAATTAAGTTTGATGCAAAAATAGGAACTGGAGAGAATTTAGCAGATATTTCAGGATTGTCATTAGTCGAAGAGTATTTGCTTATGTTTCAAGAAGCAAATGAAGACATTGATATAATTAAAAAAATATCATTGGAAGCATTTTATGTGTATTCGGCGATCCAATCGCGTCAAAAAATGTATGAAAAAGCCATTCCAGCACAATTAAAAACAAATCCACATCCTTTAGAAAAATATAGATGCAATTGTCCGTTAATGAGATTAGAATTATTTAGAACAATATATAACGTAAAACAGGGGGATGGGATGTGGTGGCACAATACCGATACTATTTGGTAAATTATGTGAATTTAGGAATGTCTTTGAATTTTATGTATTACGTTTAATTTATCATGGAAAAATTTATTTTTTATATTTTATATATATATATAAATGTCCCCTACACGTAAATTAAGAACTGCATCTGCTACCCGCGCACGTGGTGTTGCCGCCAAAATGGCCAGAACCGCCAAACGCGCTGCCTCCAAATCCGCCGCTTTAGCGGCTAAACGCGCTGCATCTGCTGCCAAGGCTGCCTCCAAGGCTGCTAAGCGTGCGGCTGCTGCTTCCCGCTCTGCTTCCGCTGCCAAGGCTGCCGGTGCCGCCAAGGCTGCTGGTGCGGCTGCTTCTAAGGCTGCTGCTATGGGCGCTGCCGCTGCTCGTGCGGCCTCTGCCTCCGCCGCCGCTGCCCGCGCTTAAATTATCAGGTTATCCTGAGTTTAACTATATAAATTATATACCATAAATATTTAACTTAATCTACATTGGATTAAGTTAATTATTGTGTTTCCTAATTAATTCTTGCATATTTACATGTCTTCATCGCTAAGCCTTCCTCCAGATAAAAAAATATTTGTAGGTTGTAAATTATTATAAGGTAAATTATATTTTTGACACCATATCATACATTTGTTTATATTTGCCTTTTTCAAATTATCAATCTTATCATTTCTATTGTTTTCAATTAAATTAATGGTTGATGCAATATTTTCAATTTGTTGCTGACCAAATATTGAGTTTAATTCTTCTAATTTGCTTGTGAATAAATATGGAATATTGCAATTTAAAACACGTTCTAGCTTACTGTCTGATTCAATTTGATAATAGGCCGGTATAATTGAAGTAATAAACGCTGCAACATCTGCGTTATTTAATATAAAATCCTTGCATACTATGTATTTTTCTGAATTGGCATATCTGCTTGTATTTGGTTTAGTTATATAGACCTGTTTATAAACACAGCATAATAAAAAAATCATGTCAATGCTTGATTGTGTGAATAAATCGAATACTTTTAATATAAAGTTACCTCCTATTTTTTGCATAGAAATTGCAAAACATATTTGAGCAAAAATTAATTTTGATGACATGATTTCTTGTTGATTAAAATCTATAGAAAAGTCAAAACCTCCATCTGCTGTAATAAGATCCATTGTTCCTCTATATTTATCATAACAATGTATCAAATTTTCTACATTCATTATATTTCCTGTATTATCTTTTCCTGTTTCGATAATTACATTTGGATTGTTTTTAATAAAATTGTGACTTTTTCTCCATCCAGGAATATTTATATTATCGTTATCAATTAATGTCATTCCATAATATATGTCATCAGGGTTGTCCCGCAATAGTAATGTTGCTTCAATAAAACCACCCGGGCCTTCTGCTAAATGGAATGTTTTACAATTATCAGGTAATTCGTTTATTAATGAATGAATTGCAGATAGTTCAATCATCTTAAAAAAAGATCTAGATAATGGTTTATATCTACATACTGCATTTTTTGCATTAGGAACAACAGTATGAATGTATTCATATGGATTTGTAATTTTTTTAAAATTATCCCATCTGTCAGAATATGTGTTAATGAGTAATTTAATTTTATTTATGTAATTATTTAACATAGAATTTGAAGCTCCAATTATATCTTTGTCAGTAAAAGACACGTTAATTTTATTTAAAATATTATGATAATTCGAATTTGGTAATATATAATAGCTCATTTATATTTTAAAATTATAGGCTATTATATATAGACATTACGTATTTATATATTTTATTTGATTATATAATTTTTATTCCATAATTAATCTAATTTTTCTTTTTAATTTTTTCACTTTAACCTTCTCATTTGATATTTTATTTGCAGCAATTGATGCATTTCTAGTTTCTTTCTCATCTTCGTTTTCAATAATTCTAGTTGTACTTAATAATGCCATTGATAATTCTTCTGCATTTACATTTCTTACCTTTTTATATACACAAAATCTATTTAAGAATGAAATATTTTTCTCTCCAGAGCTCATATTTAATGAAGTTCCATAATCATTGATTTTTGAAGGATTTCTTTTGACTTCATTTTCTAATACTGTATATAGTTCATTAAACATTCCACTTGGTGCCGGTAAACCTAAAGATGTTGCCTCTTCTTTTGTAATTAAAATGAAACCGTAATTTTCCATTAGACGATTAAAGTATTTATAATTTACCAAATATTCCCTGAATGATTTATTAATTGACTCTTGAAACACATCAATTGCATATCCAAGAGAACTGACATTGTCTTCAAACGCATCATTGTCATACATTTTTTTAACTTCCCATATTTTTGTTTCATCTTCATAAATGCTCATGCTCTCCCCCACTTGTTTATCACGCAACATATTAAATATTGTTTCTCCATCGTATGAAGTTGTTATAAAATAACCATCAAGTTTAGTACATTCCGCAACATTTCTGATAAAGTTTTGTAAAGTATTATTTGTTTCAAACATATAATGAATAGCAAATTGAATGGAACTAACATTAAACCCTTCACTTCCCTTTCCATATTGTTTAATGACACCCTTTCCTAATATCTTTTCATCCTTAGGTCCTGAGCCAAACACAGCTCTTGTGATTTGTTTTGCTCTATCTGTATAAAGGGCATCAGTGTTTTTAATATTTACACTTGAATTGCCGTTTAAGAATAATGCTGATGGCATAACTGAATGTTTTTTCTTGTAATTCAAATATCTAGCACATGCTCCATCTACATTATTTTCTATATTATCCCTTGCAATGTCAATTCCAAATACGAATGACAAATTCGAAGCGATCCATTTTGGAAGATCGCCTGCCTTTCCGACAGCATAATCGATAAGGGTATTTCCACGTTTAGAAACCCCCATAATTAGTGCTTTTTTAACGAATAAATTGTGAAAATCGCGAAGACCTCTTGTTTTAGATACACCAATTAATTTATTGTAATAAACATCATCATCGCCTAGTTCCTGAGGAATATTTTGTCCGGTTGAAATCATATCAATCGTGATTGGATTGTGAATAGACTGCCAATTGCTATTTGCAACACTATATGCATTTCCGTAATTTTTAAGTCCGGCTCTATATTCAGTTGTTTTATCATATCTTACACGAAGCGGTTTCCATCTCCATTCTTTTTTCTCATTTGTATCGTAATAAAATTCCACAATCATTTCATCTTCAATTGCTTCACCTTCCTTTGTCATCATAACCTTATCGCCATTGGCATCATTAGACAGTAAAACATTACACAAGTGTGCTTCTGGATCACTTGGATTTGTAGGAAAGAATTTAACCGGTTTATATTGATCTTCATTTTCCTTACTTTCAATAGATGGCATTTTATCATCATAAATATCATTACATGGATTTATATATCCGTGGTCACGCTCATTAAATCCTACTCTCAATATAAGAGTTTTATATTGAATAACTTGGTCAGTCGAATAAACATTTGTTCCAGTATCAAACATATTTGAAATTGCTTCTTCACCATTAGATGATTTTTTAGTAGTAATCAAAAAGTCAATTGTATTAAACTCAGGTGGTTTCCATTTTAATGAATACTCCCATGTCTTTTTGGTTGAGCTAGGTTCTTCGCCAACAGTAGATGACCCTACACCTTTGTCCATTGGAGTAAAGATAAGACCATCTGTATTATATTCAAATAACCCGTCCTTTTCTTTTTGTAAAATTGACGCACATCCATCAAATATAGTTTTATTATCATTTGTATTGTAAAATGTTTTAGTTTTAATTTTAATTGGAGACACATCTTTTTGATTGACAATTGATTTTGGATTTAAACTTTTAATAACATCGGTCAACAAATGCAATCTAAAATTACTTTTCACATCTTCATTTGAATTTATGTCAAATGCTAATGAACGTTTATCGTCTCCACCAATAAAGTAAGCATCAAATGCTGCATATAAATTAATGAATTTGCCAGTTTTATCATGTAAAACATGTTCCCCGTCCAATAATGTATTGTGAAACTCATTTGATGTTACTATTGCTCCAGTAAATTGGACACTCATATTTGTGTCAATTAAATATATTTTACCAGATGCATTGATAAATAACATTTTTCTGTCACCATCGGCTTTGTCTGTAACAGTATACTTTTTACGGATATTTGGAATATTAATTTCATTTGATAATGGTGCAATGTTAGACATAGACAATGACATTGATGATGGACCAATAAAATCTCGAGGTTTAGCCCATGCATCTTCTCTATATTGATTTTTTTTTACTAATTTCAAATAATCATCAATTACAGATTTTTGTTCAATGTATGATGTAGGAAAATTTGTTTTTTGTAAGCCAGATAATATAGTTTTTGATGAATGCTTAATTAAAGTTTCTAATTTTTCAATGTCTTTGTATCTTGTTAATAAATGGTTTTGCATTTCAATTTCAATTTCGTATTTTGGAAGTGACTGAAATACTTCTGCTTCTGAAATGGTATATTCAGGAACCATAAATCTACCTTTATAATGCGACTCTTTTACGACACTTAGGTCTATCTTTATTGGGTTCAAATAATCCGGTGGCATAAAGGTTGTTCGGTTCATAAAACGATATGTTTTTTTAGTGTCATTCCAAGACGAAATAATATTTTTTACAATATTTGAATTATTTTGTAATTTGTTTTCTTTATTAAGCGCAACCCTAAAATTAAAATCATTAAAATCTGCAGTTGGTATTGGGCGTTTATTGGCATCAAATGCAGGCATTTTTTGTGTAAATTCGACAGAATATTCATTCGTTTCAATAATTTTTTCAATTGAATTGTGTCTGCAAAAATTTTGTATATTATTTAATCCGGTTATTTCAGTTCTTATACTTGAAATTTTTTGTATTCCACTTTTTGGGTCTATAAATTCATTAAAACACCTTAAAATATATTCCTCTGATGATATTGTAAATCCTAATGATAATAATTTTTTAGCGACATTATCTTGGTCAATCTTTGTTATTTTCTTTATGCCCTTTGTTCCAAAACGAACCTCGAGCTCTAAATTAGAACTTCCGGTAGAATTATCTAAATCATCTAAAGTCGTTTTTAATATGCGTTTTAACGCAGAATGTTTTGAATCAATTTTATCACTTGTTGAATGTGTTCGTGATTGATTTGATTTTATTTTATTATTTGAATTATGTTGCGAAGATTCAATAGATCTGGGCAATTGTTCAGTCATACTATATATATAATTGAGCTATAATATTTAAATTATAGTTCAATTTTTAATAATAATAATCTACAAATTCCTTACTATATTTTCGTATAAATCTTTTTTTAATAGTTTTTTTTTATCTAACTCAATTGGTATATTTAATTTAATGGCTATATCTTGCAATTCTACTAACGAATAACTTGAAATTGAGTTAATTGGTTTATAAATGTTTTCAATCTTAAAATAATTATTCTTATATTCATTTATTTTATTTTCATTAATGTTGTCTGGAATATATACATGACCATCAATGTTAATTATCACATTTAATGGTTTTGAATAATCATTGTAAATTTCATAATATATTCTATTTTTTACGTACAGAATATTCATATTATATATCATGCACAATAGTTGCAATCCAATTGTTGAGATAATAGGATTATTTACCAAATCTTCCTGAGCATCAACAAAACTGATTTTATAGCTTTTCAATTTATCTTTATAATTTTTAAGGGTTTCAATTGCAGAAATTTTCATTGATTTTTCTTTTTCAAAAGATGAACTTTTATTTAATTCATAATCTTCCATTCCATTCAATAATACAAAAAAACACCAAAAGAGTTTATCTTTTTCACGAGGATTAAAATATATATCATTTTTTTTATTTAAATCGTTAGAATTGCATTCTCCAAATGTATTATCGTTTTCTATATTTTTCTTTTTATTTGTTTGCATTTTAATTGCTGGTTTAGTACAAGTATCATTACTAGTTAATTGTTTTACATTAATGTTGACTTGACTGTCTTTCAAACTATTCTTATTAACAAAACTTAAATAAAACATATAATCTCTCAATGGTTCCAAAATCATAACATATTTTTCATTATTGTTATGATGTTGATTATTTATGCGCATTGATGTGGATGTATCCATTATATCTATATGACCAAATATGTATGTGGTTTAGTTAAATTAACATTGTGATTTCTCTTTATTCCCTTTATTGAAAAAAGTGTTTTCGATTATATTTTTTTGCGTCTCAATGCTTTCAATGTTTATTGTTTGATTATCAACATATTTAATGTAATTATCCAATTGTTTAATTATTTTTGGGTCTAAATCTGTAATATTAATAAATACACCATTATTATTTTCATTAAGAATAACACTTGAATGTTGCTTTAAAAGACGTAATACTTCAATTTGATGAAGTTTATCCATCTCTTCAATTCTGTCTTTTATTTGTTTAACATTCAATGAATTTAAACTATTAGTATTGCTATTTGATCGTTCCATCTTAATTGTGATAATAATAATGATAATAATATAATGTTCTTTTTAATTTAGTTTTCTAAGATAAGTCTTGGTTTCTTTTTAACTTGTTTTAATTGCTCTTTTGGTTTAATTAATTCTCCAATAACAGAAATATATTTGTCATTAAGCTCATAACGTTGTCCAATTACGCGAATTTTAATATTATCATTTTCTTTAATGCTTGAGAAATATGTAACATGATCTGACTTATAATGATGATCCCTCGCAACAAAGATCACAACAGGACTTATGTCTTCGTTTGTTTCTGCACGAATGCCAGCCTTTGTAATATTTTTAGCAATAGCATCAATATGCATTCCCTCAACTGGAGAACATACTAAACACTCAAATACTACTTCAAATGTGATATTCTCTCCATTTAATATACCATTTGAATATGTCAAAATATTAATCGAGCCTGGTTTAATGTATCCTTCAACAGCACATTTGCCTTCAATTTGAGATGATATAATTTTTTCTAGAATGGGTTTAATATTTTTCCCGATTTTATTCATTGGTAAAGAAACACGACGAGTAATCATATTTTTCATGTAAATTCCTAATTTTCTGGGTTTATTATCCTTTTTTTTAAGTTCCGGTTGAACAATTGTTGTCATGCTATATACTTATGATATGTATAGATATAAAATCTTTATCTTTATTCAATTTTATTAATTTATTTAATCTTATTTGCATCAATATTCATCAACACATATTCAATCGGTGTTAAAAACCATCTTTTGTTTTTAGTTTTGTTTTTATTTGACATGCGCAATATAAACTCTTGTCTTATGCATAATTCGGGTTGTTTAATATCTTTTGTATTTTCATCGGTATATTCACCCTTCATTCCAATCTCATTTAATATAGTATTTAATACCTTAATTGCATCATTTTTTCCTGATTGGTCACATCTAGAACCTTTTGCTCGTTTTTCCTGAGTAAATTTAACTTTGAATACCATATGAATGTTATTAAAAATACTCATAAAACCTATAATTTTACTTAAATCTGCTGGTCTAATAATTAAACGTTTCCATTCATCTAATAAATCATTATAATCTTCCGCTTCACCAACAACCCATGCATTATCTCTAAAAATAATCAATTTTTGCGTGTCACCTTTTGATAAAAATAATCCAGTTATATTTCGCGATTTAAGTAATTTACTATCAAAATAATCCTTAATCATAGATAAAACAGTTGATACTTGGGATTTAGTGTTATACAAATAATTTAATAATATAACGGTGTCATCATATAATAGACTCTCAACAATATGTTCGATTAATAATACATTTAACATATTTCTGTCATATCCTTCACGTTCCATTGCAAATATAACAGAACTACAAAACTTATACCAATCTTTCTCTCCACGTGCAATTTCATTTTTATTTGTCGCTAATTCATAATTATGTTCTATTGAGTTAATAATCGCATTTACTCTATCATTTTTAATGTCATTATTGTAATGCTCCTCTTCGTCAATAACTAATTTAATCTGTTTTTGTGGTTTTTCAATAATTGCCTCTTGAACTTCTTCAGGTAACTCAAATTGAATGTCTGTATTTTTATAAGGTATTGGAAATGATCTTTCAAATAAAGAAATATTCTTATTATTTAATTCAAGTGGCTGAAATAGATATAGATCACTTATATTAATTATATTTCCAAGTCTTCCATGCTGGTCTGTAATATATTCATTCTTATCTTCCACTAATTGAGTAAGTGCAGCATTAATTTGAACAATCGGATACTCTTTAGTTACATTAATGCGAGAGATTAATTCCTTTTTTGTAAAAAAATGTCTATCTTTAAAAATATTTCTTATTCTTTGAATAATTTTTTCAGTATTTGTAAAAATAAATACTTCATTATACGTATCCAATGATGATATTTTATCTTTCAATTCTGCTTTACACTTATATGCACATTTATCCATATAATCACACACGGATGTAAATGGTTTATCTCCCACTTGATATGTAACAGTCTGTTTATTTGACAATTTTAATTTAACAGCTTGGTTCATATTTGTTTCAGTAAAATTAACTTGTTCGTAATTTAATAAACAGTCTACTGACGCTTCTTTTAACGCTCTACTAACAAGACCAATTTGAAGTGCTTTTTGTTCGGCTAAACGATAAATATATAAATCGGCTGCTTCTTGACTAGTATCCTCTAATAATGTTCCGTATAAATAAATTAATACATTTCTCTCAGCAAATGGAAGAGCCTTATGACTACAATTTCTTACAGCTCGACCTATAATCTGTTCTATGCGGTTCATGTTATACCATGGTTCCATTATATGAACTTGTCTTATGTTTTGAAAATCGAGACCTTCAGACCCAGCTTGAGAGATTAAAACAACCTTTACAATTTCTCCATTTTTATTATCTGTTGATGTTAAAGCTTTTACGTCAGCTACATTGTCTGGAGAATAACCGGGATCACCTGTAATCATAATATATTTTGCTGGCTTAAATGTTTCTCCCGATGGCATTTGATTTTTTGGTTTAAAATGTGTATAATCAACTTGTGCAGTAGGGGGGTCTTTAAATAATGAACTTACATTGCCATGACGAGTTAATCCTAATTCTTCTAACGCAAGAGCAATTGGAACAAGCCCTCCATCAATAAATTCTGAATAAATTAATATAATTCCGTCTGATTGTATAACATTTTTGCATATATTATGTATCTTGCTGCTATAATGTTCTAAGTTCTCTTGAGAGAATATGCGTGGATATGAATTACTTTTATATTCAAAATCTCTCTTAGATGGTGGATTTGAAATCTCTCTGTATTTAATCAAACGATTAAGTCCTGAGGATCCGATTAAGTCTTTTATGTCAACATTAATGTCTTCGCCTTCAAGTGCTTTATCAAGGCGATCATCAGGATAAATAAAATTCAGTGCTTGAATTGGATTTTGTAATATAGAATATCCCATGCTTTCAATAACATTTTCATATGTTGGTAATTCTTCTAATATTTTTTCCTTTTCTTCTTCTTGTTCTTCTTCAAATAACTGTTTTTCTTGTTCTATTTGTTTTGTCTTCTTTGTATTTTTTTTAGGCTTATTTATTTGTTTTTTAACTTTCATTTTGTTAATTATATAATTATACCCTTTTTGCTGATAATCTCCTATTTTTGTTAAATATACATCAATGTATTCTAATTCTTGGATGATTGATTTTCCGTTTAACTGCATTCTAGGGTATAAATTGTTATCATTTTTAAAAGTATTATTCGGAGAGAATATAGACGGCCATATGCGATATGGAAATGTATATGGATTTTCTCCACGAACAAATGAAATATATCCAGTGGCTTTTCTCTCTAATAATTCTTTTCCTATAATTCTACCTGATGTGTCGGTTTTAAATGTTCCATTAGAATTAAAAACATCTTTGTTTTCAATAGTTGGTCGTCTATCATTCATATTCATAAGGTTTAATAACCAAATGATTTCTTTATAACTATTATACATAGGCGTGGCTGAGAGAAGAAGCAATCTTATATTTTCAACATTTTCAATTAATTTGAATAATTCAAGTGCTACGCGCTTATCACGATTATCGTCAGTAATTCGTATGTTATGCACTTCATCAATCACAATTAAACGGTTTTCAAATACTTTTCTTAGTTTATTTTTTGAACGTTTTAAACGCTGTTGTTCATCCATATCACCTTCGATTTTTGATGATTTATTAATATAATTTGCGAATTCAATGTATCCTAAAAATAAATATGAATTATTAATAATTCGTTTAATTTGAGTAGTAACTTTTTCTTTAGATAATCCTTTCATATTCATTGGATTAATTTCCTTTAAAAATTTATTTCCAGTGCATGAACGTATGTTCCATAATCCGTCAATTAATTTAAGTTTTCTATCATCAAATAATTGTAATTTGAAATTTTCTTGTACGTTTGGTGATGCAACAACAATAATGCGTTGAGTATTTCCTATTTGTTTTAAATAATCTCTCATCTCTTCTGCAACACTAATGGCAGTACATGTTTTTCCACTACCTAACCCATGATACAATAGAAGACTATTATATGGTGTTTGAAATGAAAGAAAATTGCGGGCAAATAATTGTTGTGGAGCTAATTCAAATTCAGCGTTACATAATATTTCTGCCTGTTCAGTTACATCTTTAATTTCGCCGTCATATTTTGTATCAGCAAATTCTTTTTTTTGTGCGATTTTTATATTAAAATTTGGGTCATTTAAATTTGGATATAAGTAATTGAATTCAGTTGTATTTTGAATAGAATTCACATCATATAATTCTTTTTTATTTAAAAAATCATTTGTTATATTTGATAAAGTGTAATCATTCTCTAGTTCATTTTGTAATATGTTAATATTAATAGGCGAAGATGAAATACTTGTGGACGTATCTGATGCTATTTCAGTTGAGCTTGATTCTGAGGCGCTCGATGATGATGTTTCTGTATCTGATGCCAATGAACTAGAAACAGATGAACTCGATGATGACGGTTCTGTCTCGGTTTCATATGAGCTTGATCTGGACGAGATTGATGACAATGTGTCTGATCCACTGGATGATATAGTACCCAATGTTTCTAACGTTTCTATTGTGCCTGATGATTTTGTTGAATTATTAAGAATTGAGGATGATGTTTTATTCTTAGTATTACCCCTTTGTTTAATAGTTATTTTTGGTGGCATAAGTCTTATATATTAAGTATATAATCTATATTTCGTTAAAATTTTATTTACTTTTTCCAATACAGATAATTTTTCTAAATTATATGGTCTAATTAAGTTGCATGCTTCTTCGTAAGAATACCAGTCCATTTTGCTAACTTCATAATTTTGATAATTTTCAATGTAATCAATAGAATCCTTTATATATGCAACATAATAACGGTGTCTATATGATTTATAATTAGATCCGGTAAATATTTCTTCAAATGGCAATGTATTTTGAATAAGTTGTATTTGTTCTCGATTAATGCCAGTTTCTTCTTCAAATTCCCTAATTCCGCATTGTATGTCTTTTTCTTGAAAATTTCGTCTACCCTTTGGAAATCCCCATTCGGTTTCTTCCCAATGTGTATCGCTTTCATCGATTAGGGTTTTAAGAGTATATTCTTTATTGTTAATTGTTATTCCAAGAGAAATAGACGTGAATTTATTTTTTGAAATCTTTTCTTCTCCACGATACTGTATTCCTGTACTACTTACGCCCCAAATATACTCCCATAATTTCTCGAATGTAGACGTTAATAGTAAATTTTTTTCATTAACTGTCATTTCATTGATAATATTCATTAAATAATTCTTATTATACAACGGATACTTTCCTCTCATAAAGTCGACAAATCCAAGACTATGATTTCTACGTATCATTAAATATTCAATGCCAGCAATTCCTTTTCTTACTGCAATAATGCCTATGCTTGTAATTGGTTGCTTACATTGATGAAACAAATGTCCATATTTTCCACAATTATTGCAAAAATTATTATTAAAATTAAAAGACTTCATAAATTGCTATTTGTTATTTTTAATTTCTTTTTATATCCTTTATACTATGGAATTGGAACCGTCAGTTTGGGGACCACATTATTGGTTTGTACTGCATACAATCGCATTTAATTATCCATTGAAACCAAATGAAGTAGCTAAAAAAAAATATTATGATTTAATTAGCAATTTGCCATTATTCTTGCCTGGAATAAAAATAGCAGATAGTTTTAGTCAATTGCTTGATGCATATCCAGTAACTCCGTATTTAGATAATCGGGAATCATTTGTAAAATGGGTGCATTTTATACACAATAAGATTAACACAAAATTAGGAAAACCTGAAATATCATTAGCAGATGGATTAGACAAATATTATTATCATTACAAACCTAAGGATGAACTATTTAGAGAGAAATTAAAAATAAAAGAAAAATATATTTTTACATTTATGCTTATGTTACTATGTTCAATCATATATTATTTATATAATGTCTAATGTGACATATACAGCAAATGTGGATAGTTGCGACAAATACGTGTAAGTGTGTTATACTTTATAGCATGTGAAATTTATTTATGATGGTTAAATGCTTATATTATATTTGATTATATTATAATCACATTATAAAAGATGCGTTATGGATTAATTATTTTTTGTATAACGGCATTTCTAATTGCTGATTTATATCATGATGGACATTATTCAAAATTATTAAAATCTTGGAAAAAATACTATCAAATGGCGTTTATAGGATTTTTAGGGTTATCAGCATATTTATTTATTAAAAAACATCCAAGCCAATCACAGAACCTTTTGGTTCATGCAAACGAATTAATTAAATATATGCCTATTGACAAAAATGCAGGTGACCTTATCTCTCCAATTTTAGATTTTACAAATGGTTCTTTCATGGGAAATACGCAAGGCCAAAACACGAATAATACAACAATGAGCGGTGGTCATTATACTGGTAGTGGGAATGGATATGAAACAATGAACCAAATGACACCTCAACAAAAACGCATGATGACATCTGGAAAGGGAGCAACTAAGCGTTCTGTCAGTGAAACTAAAAAAAAATTCGTAGCATCACAACAAGGATGGAAATGTGGCAAATGTCATAATCAATTAACAGCATGGTTTGAGGTAGATCATGTTGTGAGACTTGAATATGGTGGTTCAAATGAAGTAGATAATTTAGTGGCATTATGTAGAGAATGTCATGGCGCTAAGACTACAATGGAAAACCTCTAGAATATTTTAATTAATTGGTTATTTATTCAAGTTATTTATCATAATGCATGTTATTGTAAATAAGTTTTCTATAGATGTTATATAATATGGATAAAGTAAAATCTACATCACCTGATGCAACATCAATCAATTCAAAAATAAAAGAAGTTCCAGAATATATAAGGCAAAACATAAAACTATTTACATTTATTTTTACATTTATAGTTTACGTCACATTAATTGTTTTTTTATTTAAAAAAAATCCAAAACGAGTAATTTCAAAACACAGTGCTCTCTCAATTGTTACTGCCATATTTGGTGGATTTATAATATTTATGTTAATGTACTATGCATATTACAATAAGACAATTAATCAAAAAATCTCTCAAACGTCTGATGCAGACCCTACATCAACAATGAACATACTTAAAAAATTACTTTTATTCAGCGGAGCAACCTTAGCGATTATACTCATTGTTATTGGAATTATAAAAATATTAAAAACAGCTTCATTCTTGAAATTTTCGTTACTTTATGGATTAAATATTATAATATTATTAATCGGCATAACACTTGCGTTTGTTATATTTAAAACTTTATTAGGTGGTCGAAAACTTCCATTACCGCTTCAATTATTAGTTGATATAATAACATATATACCTTGTTTGGTATATGAATTTATAGAGTTTTTAAAAATACAATATAGTATAACATCAAAACCTGTATGGATTTTATTATTTATTGAAGCATTATTTATTACGTTAAAAATTCTACTTCCAAAACTATATAATTATGTTATTGATCATGACGGAATAAAATTATTAAGAGATCAAGAACGTTTAGACAGTGAAATGTCACTTGGATCATTTGAATCATTACATTCAAAACGACGAATTGATAAAAATTCAAAATATAATTATAAATATGCCATATCTTTTTGGACATACATTGACCCTCAACCTACTTCAACAAATGTATCATATACTCAAGACACAAATATATTAAACTATGGAGGCAAACCAAAAATAACATACAATGCAAAAGAAAATGAAATTAAAATTACTACACTGAACGGGAAGAAAGAAGTCATAATATACAGAACAAAAGAAATCCCATATCAAAAATGGTTCAATATTGTTATAAATAATGATGGTGGAACTTTAGATGTATTTTTAGACAATAAATTGGTATCGTCAACTCCTGGAATAGTTCCTTACATGAAATATGACAACATAACTATAGGAAAACAACGAGGCATTTATGGATTAATAACAGATGTAACATATTTCAACAATGTTCTTACTCGAAATAAAATTTCAGTGCTGTATAATTCTTTTGCTGAAAAAATATAAATTCATAATAAACTTTAGAAAATTTCTAACATAATAATATATCATGGCTTTCTTAAATGTTCTAATAATAGGAGCGGTTGTATTTTTCTTATTGATGACATTGTATACTAGTGTGACTGGTACACCTTCATCTCAAATGTCACCTAAAGTAATCGCTATTGGTGCAGTAATTGTAATGCTATTAATTATTTTATGGAATATGTTTTACGGTTCTAATTCCACTGAATTGAGCCAGACACAAGATGCTACAATTCTTAAAACAATTGAAGCGAATACCATTAAAGCAAATAATAGCACAAATTTTGCGTATTCCGGTTGGATTTTTGTAGATGATTGGACATATAAATATGGTAGTGAAAAGATTATATTGAGCAGATTAGACAAAGCATTACACCCTTGCCCACAAATAACTTTAGCGCCTTACCAAAATGAGCTCGTCGTTACAGTCCAAACATACCCCGACAGCACAAACGCATCACCATCAGTGAATTCGCAAATCCATACATGCACGGTAAAGAATGTCCCCATCCAAAGTTGGGTACACATTGCAGTAAGCGTCCATGGAAGAAGTTTAGATGTATATTTAGACGGTAAATTGGTAAAAACATGTGTCATGCCAGGTGTAGCAAAGGTCGACCAAACTGCGAATATTGGAATTACACCAAATGGAGGATTTTCTGGATATACATCAAAGATATTTTATTATCCAACGGCACTTAACCCCCAGGAAGTATGGGATTTATATGCTGAAGGTTATGGAGGTAGCTCGTTTGCCAGTATTGCAAATAGATATAAACTTAAGGTTGCATTACTTGAAGATGAAGTTGAAAAACGTAGTTTCTCAATATAATTAAATGATAATTCATATCTAAATTCTCTTATATATAATATATAGATATGAGTTCCTTAAACAATAATTCTGTTAATAACATGTTTAGTAAATTTTCATCTAATCAATACATGATTGGAACAAAGGAATTTTTAAATTCAAACAGCATTGTAGCCAAGTTTGCATTTTTAATATTAGTTATTGTAGTATTCTTTTATGCATTACGTTTAGGCGTTATGATTTTAACGTGGATTTTTTCTTCGTCACCAACACCCATTTTAATTAATGGTATGATTGATAGCAAACAACAATGGATTATACCACAAAACCCTTCTACAAATGGTTCTATTCCCATTTTACGTTCTAAAAATGAACAAAACGGTATTTCATTTTCATGGTCAACATGGTTATACATTAATGATTTAACGTATAGATCTGGTCAATATCGCCATGTATTCCATAAGGGAAATGAAAACATAAATGTTACAAATGCGCCAACCGGAATGAATACACCTGATAATGCGCCTGGTCTCTACATTGCTCCAGATGACAATACATTAGTTGTTGTATTGAATACGTTTAAAAACATTACCGAAAAGATTGAGATTGAAAATATTCCAATTAAAAAATGGTTCAATGTTGTTATTCGTTGCGATTCTAACATTGTTGATATTTTCATTAACGGCACATTAACTCGCCGCTACATATTACAAGGTGTTGTTAAACAAAATTATGGCGATATTTTCATTTCAATGAATGGAGGTTTCGATGGTTTTACATCACTTTTGCGATATTACAATTATCCTATTGGAACTGCCACAATCCAAGGAATTATGGCAGATGGACCAAAACTCAAATTAATTACAGATTTATCAGGAAAGCTTGATGGAGCAAAAGAAAGTGACTATTTAGCATTCCGTTGGTATTTTACAGGAGATGAAAATTCATTCAATGTATAAATGTAATTTGGGTCTGTTCATGTTCGTTAATTATTAGTTAAATTGTTTTAATTAACTAATAATATTATATGACAAGTAATCCTAATTATTGTTCAAATTGGAATTTATATAGAAATCCAGCATGGCAAGGGAATTTTATTAGACCATGGTCTAGAGCAACACTTGCATGCATGGATTTATCTGGTTCCGGTATTACAGATTTTGATTTAAATATGAGACGCAAAGCAGAGGTTCTTTCTTATAAACATAAAAGCGGATTAACAAAGAAAGAGAGATGGGCAAAGTTAAATAGAGGTGAAATGTATAAAAAACGTGCATGGGCTACTCAAAATTTTACATATACAAATCCTAATGTAAATAATTTAGATTTTGTTACAGGTTCAACTACAACCTTAACTTGCAGCAATGACCCTCCAGAATTAATTAAAAATCCAACAAGCGCATCAGATGTTCCAGGAAAAATAATTGATCTATATTTAGATGAAGATGTTCCACTAATTAATTATAAAAATCGAGTAACATTTTCTGCAGGTGGGACAAAATATCCAGAGAGTAGTTGGCAAATAGGAGACAATGGATTTCCAGTTGGAAAATCTGGTTCAAATAATATTGCATAAAAAATATGGTATATTCATAGATCATAAGATCACATTTATTTTATATTTGTTACATTTATTATTATATTTTAGGTCATAATTCTTGGAGCGACATTCATAGTAATTAATTCTTGAAATAATAATTTACAAGCATATGGCAATTCAACGTAATCGAAATCAATTCTATTGTCACACATTTTACAATGATGAATGTGCATTTTATCGTTATATGCTGCAATCATTCCACACGAATTGCACACATATACATTAAATGCATCCGATGCATCATATAGTCGTCCTCGTGTAAAACGGGATGCACCATGTGCAATCATACAATCACGCTCCATCTCGCCAAATCTCAAACCACCGTCGCGCGAACGACCTTCTGCTGGCTGACGAGTTAAATTAACCATTGGACCAATACTACGACTATGTTGTTTATCATTCACCATGTGTTTCAATCGTTGATAAAACGCGGGTCCAATAAATATAGGTGTTTCAATCTGCTCACCAGTCATTCCATTATATAGAATTTCATTTCCCTTAGATTCAAACCCGACTTTTTGCAATTCCTTTGAAATATTTTTAATATCATATCCTCCAAATGATGTTCCATCGCCAAATAGCCCAAGCTGCAAAAGCACTTTTCCTAATAATGTTTCTTTAAGCTGACCAATCGTCATTCGGCTAGGAATAGCATGAGGATTAATAATAATATCCGGTTTTAATCCATCTTTTGTGCAAGGCATATCAGCTTCAGGAATAATATTTCCGATTGTACCTTTCTGACCATGACGTGACGAAAACTTATCACCAATAACTGGTTTTCTGAGCGTTCTAATGCGAACTTTGCAAAAGTTATATCCATCCCCATTTCTCTCAATGTAATTTTTATCGACATACGATTCTTCATTTGTTCTGTAAATGCGGCTCTGATCTTCATATTTAATAACCTTTGTATGATCATTTCTATTTTCTTTAATCGGTAAAACTTTTGCAATAATAATGTCGCGCGATTCAACTAGAGTATTTTCATTAATAACACCATTACTATTAACTTTTTCATAATTGCCAAATTTCATCCCCTTTGTTTTAGATAAATCTGGCTTGCAACGTATCTCTTCATCACCGTGAATTTTTTTATCTTCATCTTTTTCTGTATGAAATATGGTCGCTTGAAATAATCCTCGGTCAATTGAACCTTTATTAAATAGAATACTATCTTCTTGATTGTATCCTGTATGTGTCATAATTGCAACAACTACTTGGCAACCAGACGGAATTTGATTTAGCTGGATTAAATTCATTACACGTGTATCAATAAGCGGACGCATTGCGTAAGATAGCACATATGATGTTTTATCCATTCGGTTATCAAAATTCGTCACATAAATGCCCATTGCTTGTTTCGCCATGGCACACTGGTATGTGACGCGTGGGGATTGATTATGCTCTGGAAACGGAATACATGATGCTAAGATGCCGAATATCGTGCTAGGATGAATTTCACAATGAGTATATTTATAAATATAATTTCCTTGCATAGATAATTTTAAATCCTTAGGTGTCATTGAAATCATGCTGTGGCTCTGTTCAAGTGGATCAATATATTCAATAACCGATTTATTTAAAGTCACGTCTGTTAATAAATCGTCCCAATTAATTTCTCCTTTGCGCAATTGAATGCAAATCGATTTAGTTAACGCCAGTTGATTGTCTACTACACGCAAGAGTGGACGAACTAAACGTCCTGCATCATTACATACGCGGATTTCCCTATTTTTATAATCAAATATAATTGACGTGTAAATATTCATAATTCCTTTCATTTTTTTTTCTTTTAAAGAAGCATATAATTCAATTGGTTTTTCTGTATTTCCAATCCAGCAACCATTAATAAATACTTTTACATTTTCATAAATAATTTCTGGTGTCATATTTTCAAAATTATTAACATAAGGTTCAATATAATCATGAAGAGATGTACTATTAGATGGAATAGTCACATTTGTCATATACGATAAATTTTTAACAACACCAATAGACGCGCCTTCTGGGGTTTCGGCGCTACATAAATATCCCCATGTTGTATTATGCAACTTTCGCGGAGGAATTAACTTTCCACTCTTGTCAATCGGCGTATTAATACGACGCAAATGACTTAAGCTTGATACGTATGTCAAACGATTTAACACTTGAGCAACGCCAACTTTATTGCTATTTGCTTGTTTAATTCCAAAATCTCCAGTTGCAAGTGCCCTCTTAATTCCATTTTCAATTGTAGTCGATTTAACAATTTTATAGATGTTTGTTAAATTAATAATATTCAAATAATCTTCAGTGCTTCTCCATGAGCCATTGTTAATCTCACGAATAATTTGTTTTTGCATGTCCTTTACCAATTTATTAAAATAATTGCGAAATAGATTATTTAATAATGTTCCAGTTAAATCAATGCGCTTATTAATATATGAGTCACGATCGTCCGTATTAATCTCTCCAAAATAGCAACGAAGAAGTTTATTCGTCATGTAACCTAAGAAATAAATTTTTTGTTCCATATTGCAACAATGAGGAAATAAATCATTGTTAATTACTTCAATTGCAAATTCACTTTTTTTCCGAATTCCGGTTTCTTTATCCATGTGAAGCGGTGTATACATAACGTTCTGTGTAATATATGCAATTGCCGATTCCTGAGTTAAATGTTTATTAGCATCAACAATCGATGCTTTTAATTCATTGAGTATTTTATTATTATGCGCATCGTCAATATTCAATACGATTTTTTTACAAATATCCTTGTCTGTAATAATTCCAAGAGCGCGAAATACAATAAAGATTGGAATTGGCTGTTTAATTCGAGGAATTTGAATAAAGATGCTATGTCCAAAACCATTATTTTTTGAAGCAATCATCATAGATATTTGTTTTGGGGAAATGCATTTCCAATCAGGAACTGACTTTATCTCCGCCATCATAGACCATTTATTATTATTTTTCGAAACATCAAAACAATAAATTTGATTTTCAGCTGCACGTTCTTGACCAAGACAAGTTTTTTCAGACCCATTGATAATAAAATATCCTCCAGGATCCATTCTACATTCACCACTTATCTTAGTGTCAACGTGACCATATTGATTTAATACACAAATGTTTGATTTAAGCATAATTGGTAATTTTCCAATTTGAATTTTTGGAAGTTTTTTATAAAATGTTTGCATATTTTCTAATCCGTCTCCATTTCTCACAACATACTTTACATTTATGTCGAGCGTCATATTTGATGCATATGTAAAATTTCGAAGGCGTGCTTCTTGAGGAAACATTAATTTTGTAGCGCCGTTATTTTCATGAATTTGAGGACGATAAATATTGAAATTTTCAAAGTTAATAAACATCTCAAGCGCATATTTATTAAATTCTTTATTTAAATCATGCTCTGATCTAACATGAACTGGATTAAACATATCAATAGTTTTTTGAATTTGATAACTGACAAAATCATTATATGATTCGATTTGATGACGAACCAATTGTTTCAAATGATGACCCTTGAAATATGAACCAATAACATCCCATGGTTCTTCAATATATTCCGTAATATCATCAATGTTATTAATTCCGCTATTGATAGCTTTGAGTGAAGAAGACATTGTAATTTGCTTACAATAGATATAAGGCTAATTTATTATTCAATTTTTATCTTTAAGTCATAATATATACATTACACAATAAATGTAAGTAATTGCGCTTACTGTGCATGATAATATAATAATAAATAATAATAAAATAATATTTAATAACAATGATGTCATATAAACTTATATTATAAAATTTCAATATAAATATTATAATCTAATCTAATTATTACAAATCCTATTATTAAACCAATAAATAATTGCATAAAATGCGAACCAGAACACGTTACAATAAAAAAAAGTTCAATCATAATGTTCCTACTAATATAATTTCATATTTAGACACATCATTTAATAACAAGAAAGATGATTTGTCAATAATGCCCGATTTAACTATATATAACACACCAACTATTGATTTTTCAAATAACATCACAAATTTATTAAATAGAACGAATACAATATTTCCAAATTCTTGTTGTTTTATTTCAGAAACCAATCAAAAAAATGAAACACCAAAACATTTAATGGATGAATTAATTAATAGTTTAATAAATGATTTTTCAACATTAAATTTTAAGTATTCACCTCCATTAAATATTGATCCTAATTACGCTATTGACTATGGAATATGTTGCGATGAAGATGAATATGGACGCTGTAAAAAAAAACAAAGAACAGATGTTTATAATCAATATGTTCCTCCAACTATTGAATTTATTCAGAAGACTATCAATGTTGATGTTAATTCGCTTGATGATTTAATTAATCTTATTAATGAACATCCAATAGTTGATAATGTTAAATATAACATTGACATAAAATTACTCCATAAAATTAAACAACCGTTAAATGAATTAAACTCTATGATTGGAATGAAAACATTAAAAAATAATGTATTAGATCAAATATTATATTTTTCACAAGATTTACACAAAACAAGCAATGAAGGTGATTTTATGCATACAGTTATTTATGGACCTCCTGGAACCGGCAAAACTGAAATAGCAAAAATCCTTGGAAAAATATATAGCAACTTAGGCGTTCTATCAAAACAGACATTTAAAAAAGCTACACGTTCAGATTTGATAGCAGGATATTTAGGTCAAACTGCAATAAAAACAAATGAAATGATTACTAGTTGTTTAGGTGGTGTTTTATTTATTGATGAAGCATATGCTCTAGGAAACCCTGAACAGAGAGATAGTTTTGCAAAAGAATGCATTGATACATTGTGTGAGGCATTAAGCGAACATAAAAGTAAATTAATGGTAATTATTGCTGGATATGAAAATGAATTACAAGACTGTTTTTTTAAGTACAACCAAGGACTTGATTCACGATTTATTTGGAGGTTTAAAACAGACGAATATACTGCAGAAGATCTCATGAATATTTTCATTAAAAAAGTAAAAGACAATCGCTGGTCTATTCACGATAAAACAACAATAAATAAGGAATGGTTTGAAGAAAAAATGCCTTACTTTAAATATTATGGTCGTGACATGGAAACATTATTTATTAAGTCAAAAATCTCTCACGGCAGGCGCGTTTTTTGTCTTCCGATAGATGAAAAAACCAAACTAACTATTGAAGACATCGACAAAGGATATAAATTATTTTTATTAAATGATGAAGTTAAACGTCGAAAGGATGATAAAGAAATTAAAAAGGTTATTAAATATTCAATGTACAATTAAGATAAATAATATAAGTATTTTATCTAATAATATAGTTGTTTGAATATATATTAAGATGACCGGAACAAAAGTTTTACAAATAAATCCTTTATTGTTTTCAACAAATAATAAAGATAAACATTCAAAAACATCTAAAAATAGACCAAAAAAAGAGAAACCAACGCAAACGATTAAGGGAACAAGCTCAATGCGTAAAGCACTTTTAGCAAAAATAAGGGATTATCAAAAAAATGACAATGACATTCAAAGCAACAATACTAATAATGTTTTAAAAAATAAAATACAAATAAATGCGCAAACATCTATTTCTTCTCATGATAAAGATAAAGATAAAGATGAGCACATTAAAGAATTCGACAATGAATTTAATAAATCGTTAGGATTTTTGCAAGAATTAAGTAAAAAACATCAAGATAAAAAAAAGGTAAAAAAAGAAATAAAACAAAATAACAAAACTTTAAAACACCATAGTAATTTAAAACAAACACAATCATATGATCCATCACTTCCACTTGTAAACATTGATTTACCAATTGAATTAGAATTGTCAAATACTAATTCATATGTCAATGCCAATTCAAATAATTATTCAAATGTTCCTAACAATAAAACTAATCAAATGTCAAAAATAAACACTGAACCTATATTGGAAGAAAATGATGTGAATGTAATGATTAACATACCAGATAATAACCCTCATGTAAATGAAATTATTCCATTAACTAAAAAAAATGAGAGGGAAAACATAGTGGTAAATACTCCAATAGTTGACATGCATTCAAAACCAATTCAGCAAACGTCAAACATCAATGTTATAGGAAATAATGAACCACCATATAGTAATTTAAAAAATGGCAATAAACCTTCATTTAAAGAATGGGCACGCATGACACAAAAAGTAAGACCTAAACCAATGTCAACTATTATAAATTCAAATTCAACACCGCATACAATTAGCAATACAGATAAATATAATATTTTAATTAATAAACCACATGATGTATTATCTGAATTCAAACAAATGCATCGCAATAAAACGCCGCGACCTCCAACAATAACTAAATTAATAAAACGAAAAACAAAAACATTAAAATATAATCTAGGAAAAAAAGGCAAACATGTATCAGTTTTGATTAAAAATAATAACACGAGAAAAAAAATAAAACACGAGCAATCACTTTTACGACAAAAACCAATACAAGAAATAAAGGATTATTTAAGAAATAAAAATCTTATTAAATCTGGAACATTAGCTCCAAATGATGTGTTGAGAGAAATGTATGAACAAGCTATTCTCTCTGGTGAGGTTCATAATACAAGCAAGGACACCTTAATTCATAATTTTTTTACTACAGAAACCAAATAGTGAGAGATGTATGTGGCATAGTTGCTACATGTATGTAAGCAATACATATATTGTTTAAATGGATTTAAGGACTACACAATATAGAATATATCCCTCAACCCGTAGAATAATGGCACTTACTCAAGAATATATGCGATTAACTAAACAATGGCAGGATGAACGTGGAGAGAATGTTATGATTTTATATCAAAATGGTTCTTTTTTTGAAATATATGGATTACGCGATAGTGAAACTGGTGAAACAATTGGAAGTAAAATTGAAGAAGCAAATCGTATTTGTGATTTAAAAATTGCTGTAAAAAGTTTTTCTGTTGACGGACATAAAGCACTTCAAGCAGGTTTCAAGATTGAAGTGGTTGATAAATACGTTAAAAAATTTTATGAAGCTGGATATACTATACCAATTTATGAACAAGAACAATTGCCCGACGGGAGTTTTATTCGTAAGTTATCTCAAGTTATTTCTCCTGGGACATATTGGACAAATGACGTAGACGTATTATCTAACAATACAACATGTATATGGTTGCATCATTCGAAGGCATTCGGTAAGCAACCTGAAAAAATTACAATTGGTATATCAAATCTTGATATTTTTACTGGAAAATCAACTATTTTTGAGTTTTCAAATTTATATCAGCATGACCCTGCAACATATGACGAATTAGAGAGATTTATTTCAGTGTATAAACCTTCAGAAGTCATTATTATTCATAATATTAATGATAGCAAGGTTAATGATATAATTAAATTTTCAAATATACAATCAAAATCTCTTATTAAAATTGATATTAACGTAGACAATGAATTATCCAAATCTGCAATTAAATGTGAAAGACAAACATATCAAAGTGAAATTATTAATTCTTATTTTCCAAATGATAATGATGAAATATTTTTTGAAAATTATAGTCAATATGAAATAGCAACACAGTCGTTCTGTTTTTTACTTGATTTTATTCAAAGACATAATCCTAATCTTGTCAATAAAATCTCTCAACCTTTCTTTGAAAATTGTTCTGACAGACTTATCTTAGCAAACCATTCTTTAAGTCAGCTTAATATTATTAATGATAGTCGCTATGACGGAAAGTTTGCATCAGTTTGTAATTTTTTGAATAATTGTATTACAAACATGGGTAAGAGAAAGTTTACACATGAATTATTAAACCCTATTACAAACGACATTGTATTGACAAATACATATAATATTACGGAACATTTACTTGAGAATAAATCATGGGAATTTTATAGAAAATCCCTTTCATCCATCAAAGATCTTGAAAAATTATCAAGAAAATTAATTATTAAACGTTTTGTTCCTCGAGACATTTCAATCATTGCTCACAATATTAATACAGTAATTGCAATTAATCAAAAACTACGAAAGGATGAAACTCTTACAACATTTATGTCGCATGATGCAATTGAAGACGAATGTAATACCATTTTAACAATGATTGAAGATAAATTTGATATTAGTAAAGCTGAACATGTAACAGAAATTAGCAACGATGGACTTATGAATTATGACATTAATAATTTAATGTTTATTAAAAAAGGAGTATCATCTAACATAGATACGACAATAAAAGAATATTACGATTCCAAAGAGAAATTTGAATGCATTAGAAATTATCTCTCTAGTTTAATTCAACCATTTGAAAAAAAAAGTGCAACTGAAACTCAATATATTAAAATTCACGAAACATCAAAAAGCGACGATTGCTTACTTGGAACAAAACGACGTGTAGCTATGTTAAAAACTGAAATTGCTAAGATTGTCTCAAAATATCCTAGTGGAAAAATTAATCTTGAATATGTGTCTTCATTTTCAGATGAAGAAGAAACATTTACTTTAGACATTTCATCTATTGACTATAAATCAAATGGTTCAAATGATACTAATCAAATTGTAACTAGTTATGATATTAGACAAATTGCATCTACCATACAAAATGCAAAGGATAAAATTGTAAAAGAAATTATTAATTTTTTTAACGGTTTTATGGAAACACTTATTAAGCACGAGAATAAAATAACGAACATTTGCAATTACATCGTAAAAATCGATACACTCCAAAATCGCTGTTACATTGCAAATAAATATAATTATTGCAAACCCGAAATTAGAAAGGAGGATAAATCATTTATTGATTTTGAAGGCATTCGGCATTGTTTAATTGAACACATTCAAACTAGAGAATTATATGTTACAAACGATCTGACTATTGGAAAAGATAATACTGGGTATTTAATTTATGGGACAAATGCCGTAGGCAAAACGAGTTTGATACGCTCAATTGGAATTTCACTTATAATGGCACAAGCAGGACTATATGTGCCTTGCTCTAAATTTATTTATTCACCATATAAATATTTATTTACACGCATTTTAGGAAATGATAATTTATTTAAAGGACAATCCACATTTGCAGTCGAAATGTCAGAACTCAGAACTATTTTAAATATGGCAAATAAGGATAGTCTTATTCTTGGAGACGAATTGTGTTCTGGAACAGAACAAGGATCTGCAACAAGCATATTTGGTGCAGGACTTGAATTTTTAGATAGAATAGAATGTAGTTATATTTTCGCCACTCATTTTCATGAAATCAATAGTTGGCCTGAAATTAATAATATTCAAAAATTAAAAATGATGCACATGACAGTATTATTTGATAAAACAACTAAACAATTATTATATGACCGTAAACTGAAAAATGGTCCAGGACATAATATGTATGGACTAGAAGTATGTAAATCCCTCAATTTACCAGATGAATTTTTAAATCGAGCGCATGAACTTCGAATAAAATATTATCCTGAACAAAATTCAAGCAACGCTACATCATTTACGGAAACACATTTTAATGCAAAAAAAATAAAAGGAATGTGTGAAATATGCAATGAAAATATTGGAGAGGAGGTGCATCATCTACAACATCAAAGTAGTGTAAATGGAAGAAATAATTATATTGGAAGTTTCCATAAAAATCATACAGCGAATTTAGTGACAGTTTGTGAAAAATGTCATAATTCATTTCATTCATCTACTGAAAAAAAGGAACATCGAAAAGTAAAGACAAGTAGTGGATACGAAGTTAGGGTGATTGTAAATGGTGAAATGGAAAATATAGACAATACAACCAGCGTAAATGAAACCAGCGTAAATGAAACAAATCGTTTCTCTAAGTATTCCAGAAAACAAAAATAAATTTTATTCATTTAATATAAAATGGGAATGAGCGATAATGTTTATGATATTATTACATTAGTAATTATAATTATAGGGTCGATTGTATTTTTTTCAATGATAGGATTAGATTTTAATGATAAACGCCCAATGTCATCTAAATCAATTGAAAAAATTATTACAATGGAAAGCTTTCAATCAACGTTAGAAAATGCAAACGATGATGATACACGTGTCCCTTTATGTGATAATAAATCAAGTTTAGTTGAAATAAATGAGAGATGCAAAAAAATTAGCAGTGATACAAATTGTAAAAATTCTAGTTGTTGTGTATGGTTAAATGGTAAGACGTGTGTTGGCGGAAGTGAAAATGGCCCCACTTATTATACAGATGACACTACTCATTCAGAAATTAATATTGACTATTATTATTATAAAAATAAATGTTATGGTAATTGTAATTAAAATATATTTGACACATTGGAAATATATTTTAATTAATAGTAAAATTGATTAACAATTTAAATGTTATTATATCTATATATTAATAACAACCAGAATGATTATTCCTGTGAAATGTTTTACATGTGGAAAGGTTTTAGCAGATAAATATCGTTATTATTTAAAAGAAGTTAGAAAGGAAAAAATGGCAAAAGATTTACAAGTTAATGATATTATTTATTTAACAAAGGAATTTATTGATAAAACCCCTGAAGGAGAGATTTTAGATAAATTAAAATTAAATAGGTATTGTTGTCGCCGACATTTATTAACTCATGTAGACATTGAATAAAATATATGCGTTATATATAATGCCTCGAACATTACACAAACCTAAACGTTCTAATTTAAAAAGTAAAAAAACAAAAAAGGGAGGAAAACATATTAAATCACACAGAAAGGGAGGAAAAACTTTAAAAAGACGTGTGCAACGTGGTGATTCTCATCGTCATATGAAAAAATCTGGTCGTAAAACAAGACATTACATGCGTGGAGGTTTTGGTGCAGGTGCTGGTCCAATTGGTTATGCATGGAATGGCAATAACGGAACATGGCCAGGTGTTTATGCTTCTGAAGGAAACAGCACATCTGGCATGACTATGTCTAATTTTTTACCTTTAAATAAATTAGGAGCGGTTGTTGGCGGGGTTGACCCAGCTTTATCCAGTCGCAATGACATTCCTCGCCTTACCGCAACTGCTTCACAAGTTAAAGCAATTCAATCAGGTGGTAAATTAACAGATCTTCTTCCATCTGTTGTAACAAATACTGGAAGTTCTCTCCTGCATCAGGGAAAAACAATTTATTCTGATTTTTTGGGTTCACCAAATGCTCCAGTCAACCCACTTCCAACTGTTCAACCAATTGATGAAAAGATAACATTTATTCCAGCAAGTGCTGTTGACCTATCTAAAATGACAAACATGGCTGCTCAGGAAGTCGATTTCTTAAAATATAATTAAATATTATAACCGTGTGCAAAAATATTAATTCATTTATAAATTAATTTCTAATAATATTTTATAAATGGCAAAACCATCATTCCATAGTTTATGCAGACCAGCTCAAATATACTTATTTATTGAATTATTTGTTTTAGTTACAATGCTAATTCAAAATGCAAATAGTCCAGAAAATATATTATGTGTTGGTGGTTATGCGTGTGAAACATCTAGTATGGCTATTATTTTAATTTCTAAATTAGCATATGTTGCATTTTGGACATTTATATTAAATTTAATGTGTTCGGGAGGATATACTTCATTTGCATGGTTTTTAGTATTGATGCCTATTTTATTGTTTTTTTTAGTATTAATTGTTTTCTTGGGACCATGGGTTCCAAAAAGTGTAATTGCTGAAGAAAATATAATTGTTAATGAATATAAATTATTCAATTAATTGCACAACTATAAATGTAAAATAATTATGCAAGTCAAATAATTATTTTATAATTACATGTTTCAACTTAACAAAAATACGGGTTTAAAAAAATATGATAATGATATTATATATATAAATGGACGAGGAATTAAAATGGAAAATAATAGATAAATTCTTTAAAGATAACCCAAACGTTTTAGTATCTCATCATTTAGACTCTTATAACGATTTTTTTAACAAAGGCATTAAGCGAATTTTTAAAGAGAAAAATCCTATTAAAATCATGAAAAAAAGCGATAATTTAGAAAAAGATTCCAAAGAATTTGACTTACAATGTCATCTATATTTAGGTGGAAAAAATGGTGATAAATTATATTTTGGTAAACCTATTATTTATGATGAACATCGAGAACATTTTATGTATCCAAATGAAGCACGATTAAGAAACATGACATATGGTACAACAATACACTATGATGTTGACGTAGAATTTTTTATTAAAGAAGGCGAAGAAGTCAAAACAATAACAGAAACAATACCAATGGTCTATCTTGGAAAATTTCCTATTATGTTAAATTCTGATTTATGCATACTTAAAAACTTAGATGCTCAGGTTAAATTTAATATGGGCGAGTGCAAAAATGATCCAGGTGGTTATTTTATTATTGATGGAAAGGAAAAAGTTGTAGTATGTCAAGAAAAATTCGCAGATAACATGTTATACGTGAGAGATAAATTAAATGATTTATATAGCCATAGTGCAGAAATTCGTTCAGTCTCAGAGGATGCATCTAAACCTATGAGAACAGTATCAGTGCGAATGGCATCACCATCTCCAAAATATAAAAATGGACAGATTGTAGTGAATATTCCTAACGTCAAATCACCTATTCCTCTTTTTATTGTTATGAGAGCACTTGGCATTGAATCAGACAAAGACATTATTAAACATTGTTTATTAGATATTGAAAAATATGAAGATTATGTTGACTTATTTATTCCATCTATTCATGATGCAGGTAAAATATTTAATCAAGTAACCGCTATTAAATACATTTCAACATTTATTAAAAACCCTTCTATTCCAGGAACACTTCACATATTGACAGATTATTTTTTACCTCACATTGGAGAACTTAATTTTAAGATGAAGGCCTATTTCTTAGGATACATGACAAGCGAACTATTAAAAGTATATACTAAAGCTAAAAAACCGACCGATCGCGATAGTTTTAAATTTAAACGTGTTGAATTAACAGGAACACTTATTTATGATTTATTTAAAGAATATTATAATTTGCAACAAAAACATATATTTCAAACGATTGACAAAGAATACTACTTTAAAGAATCAATGTATCAGCGCAATTTTATTAGCCTAATTATGAATAATCATACAGAGTTTTTTAAAAATAGGCTAGTTGAAGATGGATTTCGACGAGGTTTTAAAGGAAATTGGGGTTCTGAAGCTCACACTAAAAAATTAGGCGTTGTTCAACCGCTTAATCGTTTATCATATAATTCATTTATAGCACATTTACGTAAGATTAGTTTACCACTTGATGCAAGCGCAAAGGTTGTAGGACCACGATTATTGCATAGTTCTCAATGGGGAATTATAGATCCAATTGATACACCTGATGGTGGAAACGTTGGATTACATAAACACATGGCTATATCAGCTAAAATTACAAGCGGTTTTTCTGGAGTTCCTATCATTAAATGGTTACGCAATTATGGAAATATGCTTTTGCTCGAGGAATGCACACCATTGTTATTATCTAAGATGACAAAAGTATTTGTAAATGGTCTATGGGTTGGTGCAGTAGATGTCCCTGATATGTTATATAAATTAATGAAACTTGCACGAAGAAATGCTCTTATTCCAATATATACAAGCATCGGATGGAATATAGAACAAAATGAAATTAATATTTTTACTGATGCTGGAAGATTGTGTCGTCCTATCTTTTATGTAAATGAAAATAATGGCAATTTAAGTTACAATAGAGAAGAAATATACGAAAAATTATCAAATGACAAGTTTACATGGGAAGAGCTAATAAGCGGATTTTCTAAAAAGAAGGATAATGATTTTAAGGCAGAAAATTGTAAATTATATAACACAGTTAGTGATTTATATGAGACTACATCTCTCGATGAACTTACTGCAAGTCAATCGATTATTGAATACATAGATACATCAGAATCTGAATCAGCATTAATTGCTCTAGATGAAGACGTAATAATTGGAATGGATGAAGAAGATTTTACTGGTAAATCATCATCTAAAAGTTCAAAATCATCTAGGGCTTCCAAATTATCGAAAATGTCTAAATCTGCATCATCTTATTCGTCAACTTCATCATCATATTTAACATCAAACACAAGCAATTCGACTAATGCATCTAGTTCTTCATCATCCGATGAAACGCCGTCATCGTCAAGTGACACTCAATCAGGAGGAGCTAAAACTAAAAAATCGAATGAATCTAGTGTTTCAACTGTAGTAAGTAATACTGTAAATATTAAACAAACGAATGCAACATTATATACTCACATGGAAATTCATCCATCATTAATACTAGGTGTACTAGGAAATCAAGTTGTTTTCCCTGAAAATAACCAGTTGCCTCGTGATTTGTTTGCATGCGGGCAGAGTAAACAGGCTATTTCATTGTATCATTCGAATTATCAAAACAGAATTGATAAAATGGGGGTCGTTTTAAATTATGGGCAAGTTCCTCTAGTTAAAAGCAGATACATGAAATATATTAACAATGAAGAACATCCTTATGGAGAGAATTTAATTGTTGCTATTGGTGTATATAATGGCTATAACGTTGAAGATTCCATTTTATTTAATGAAGCATCTGTAAAACGCGGAATGTTCAGAACAACATATTACGGAATGTATGAAGCGAGAGAAGAAAATTCATCATCTAAGAATATATCAAGCGACAAATCATTTGCAAACATTCAAAACAAACATGCGATTGGTCTTAAACCAGGTTGTGATTATTCATTTTTAGATGAAAACGGTTTAATCAAAGAAAATACAGAGCTAGACGATAAAAAAGTTGTCATTGGAATGGTTACAAAAGATACTAGTAGACCAAATACATTTATTGATGCATCTGAACTACCAAAGAAGGGACAATTGGGATTTGTTGATAAAGCATTCATGACAGAAGGCGAAGAAGGTTATCGTATTGCAAAAATTCGTGTGAGAGAAGAACGCTTCCCTTCAATTGGAGATAAATTCTGTAGTAGATGTGGTCAAAAAGGTACTGTCGGATTAATTATTCCAGAAAAAGATATGCCATTTACAGCAGACGGCATTAGACCAGACATTATTATTAATCCTCATGCTATTCCAAGTCGTATGACAATTGGTCAATTAGTCGAAACTGTTATTGGAAAAACAGGTGCGATTTATGGAGGATTTGGAGATTGCACAGCAT